GTAGCAACAACCACAACGATGAGGACGTATTTTAATGAGAGCTACAGTAACAATCTGCTAAGGCGATAAGACATGGACGGCATCGAGCGAAGAAATCTTTGACATCTGTGACCTACTCGCTGTCTATCGTGACGCTGCTCTAGCCGCTGGCTTCCCTATCGGGGAGTTGTCAGCAGACAATGACTGTGGAGACGTCTTCTGGTCAGACGAACAACAACTGGAGTTAGAATGGTAATCACACCGATGATGCTTATGGCTGGTGCACTCGTTGCGCTGGCCTATATAAACTGGACACTGCACCATGACCTCGTAAGGTTAGCAGATGCTCACAATGACAACGCTGACATCCTCATAGCTCTAGCTGAGGCAGTCGCAAAGGAAAGGGATGACGTACGTGTTGAACGATAAGAATGATGTGGTAAACAAGCCGGACCACTACGCTAACTGGGCTATCGAACCCATCACCTACATCATGCGTAACGGCATGGAGTTCTGGCGTGGTAACTTAATTAAGTATGCCACACGTGCAGGCCTCAAGCAGTACGATGGTATGGGCTACGTCGAGAGTGAGATCACTGACCTACGTAAGGTGATCCGTTATGCTGAGATGCGTATCAACCAGCTGGAGGGTAAGCAGGAACTATGAAGAAGCTAATACTTACAGCGGCACTGGCACTGACAGTGACTTCCGGTGCGGCACACGCTAAGACAGTGGACCTTGTGTGCAGAGGTGACAATGGTGTTCGTGTTGTTAACTTCTCATACGACGGTTGGTTCGGGCATAGCATTATGGTGTTTAACCCCAAGACACCACACATCATAGGGCACGGCCCCGCTCAGAAGCACGAAGAGAAGGATGGTCGACTAGACGTCTACAGCAACGATGCGTGGATGGTTAAGCACAACCCACTGATCGACCGTTTTATACTTACTAACCTTGTCTTTGGTGACAACTATAGGTGTGCACTTCAATGAAGAATGTGCTGATTGACGGAGACATCTTAGTCTATCGGTCTGCATTCTCAACGGAAGGCATGGAGCCGGAAGACACTGAACATAAACTTGACGAGATACTCGAAGAGATTATGGACGAGGTGATGTTCGGGCACTACCCTGAGATGATGCAAGTCTACCTCACTGGGCCTAACAACTTCCGCTATGACATAGCTACGATCGCCCCATACAAAGGGCACCGTAGTGGTACCGAAAAGCCTACCAACTTTTACCACGCCCGTGACTACCTAGTAGATCATTGGGATGCTGAAGTATCAGATGGTGAAGAGGCAGACGACCTGATAGCCAAGGCTGCTACTAAGATAGGGCCCAAGGCTATCATCGTCAGTGTCGATAAGGACTTCTTACAAGTGCCCTGTTCATTCTACAACCTGACCAAGCGAGAGTTCGTTAAGGTTGATGAGGATGCAGGCATGAAGTTCTTTTACACACAGGTACTGACAGGTGACCGAGCCGATAACATCAAGGGGCTGAAAGGTATTGGCCCCAAGAAAGCTGAACGCATCCTAGCAGATGCAACAACAGAACAGGAGCTGTACGATAAAGTCTTTGAAGCCTACGCTGGTGACCTCGACGCACTGATCGAGAACGCACGGCTCTTGTGGTTACGACGAGAGGATGATGAGCTATGGCTACCCCCAGATCAAAGATAAGAAAGAGTGCACTGAAGGCTGGCTATCGCAGTGGCCTTGAGCAAGACAACGCTAAGCTACTAGACAAACACAAGGTGAAGTACACGTACGAGAAAGACCGCATCAAGTATGTCACTCGACCACGCACATACACACCTGACTTTGTTCTAGCTAACGGTATCATCATCGAGACAAAGGGACGCTTCATGCCTAGCGACAGGACCAAACACCTGTTGATTAAGGAACAGCACCCCGAGCTCGACATACGGTTTGTGTTTAGCAACAGCAAGACTAAGCTAAGTAAGCGGTCATCAACAACATACGGACAGTGGTGCGACAGGCACGGCTTCAAGTATGCTGACTGCTTAATCCCATTAGACTGGACAAAGGAGAAGTAGCATGAAGATCGTAGAGTTTCTTGAGGGCCCCTACGGGGACGGTGAGTTAGTATGGATGGTGTGTGAGGTGACAGATTGTCGTGGTAACTTCTGGATCGAGGAAGTTTTCTACGACACATTCGAAGATGCTTATGATGACTGGCGCGGTATCACCGACGAGGGCATCGATATCGACGAGTATGATTACATTGAAGAAGAGGATTACTAATGACAACGGCAGTAGTATTTAGCTGTGCACACAGCGACCCAGATGTGAGCAACGAGAGGTTCTCATGGCTGGGTAAGTTCCTATATGATGTCAAACCAGACTACGTGGTAGACTTGGGTGATGGTGCAGACATGCGTTCACTCAACAGCTTCGACGGACGTAAGCCACAAGCTGTGGTTAGTCAGTCATACGAGCGTGACATCGCACACTACAACGACGCGATGGAACGGATGCGTCATGAGTTCGTAAAGAACAGGCGCAAGCGTCCAGCCTACTACGGCTTCGAGGGTAACCACGAACACCGTATCAAGACAGCAATCAGCTTTGACCCACGACTGGAAGGAGAGAAGTATGGGATTAGCTTCAAGCATCTCAACACACGTAAGTGGTTTGATGAGTACCATGAGTATGAGAATGGAGACCCCAAGGTCCATCGCTATGATGGTGTGGATTTCGCTCACTTTATCACTGGTGGCAACATGGGTCGGCCTGTATCTGGCGTACACCATGCCTATGCACTGGTCCAGAACCGTTACAATAGTTGTGTTGTGGGCCACACTCATAAACGTGACCTTTACTTCCGTGATGGTGTCGCGGGCAAAGCGGCGATTGGGTTGGTCGCGGGGTCTTTCAAGGGGGCTGAAGAAAGCTGGGCTGGGCAAGCAAACAAGTCTTGGTGGAAAGGCTGTGTGGTGCTACACAACATCGAGAACGGTTATTTCGAACCCCAGTTTGTTGACCTATCGACAATTGGACGGGAATATGGAAACGATTGACGGAAAGGAACAGCCACATGATTACTAGAGAGGACATGGAAGCTATGAGCTACAGCATAAGACCTAAGACTGACGACTACTCCAAGTGGGTAGAGACTATGATTGTCACCGAGGGTGAGACACGGCTGGTCGAGAATACCTTGGGCCTAGTTGGTGAGGCTGGTGAGGTTGCCGAGAAGATCAAGAAGAAACTCAGGGACGGTACTGAGGTGTCGTCCAATGAGATCATCAAGGAGTTGGGGGATGTAGTATTCTACTGCACTGCCCTAGCAAATGCCATCGGCTCTAGTTTAGCTGAGGTACAACACGTCAACAAGGAGAAGTTAAACAGCCGTAAAGAACGCGGCGTGATTGGTGGCTCTGGCGATGATCGGTGATTGCATAGAGACACCACACGGTAACAAGGACAAGGATGGTTATCCACGTGCTAAGTACCAAGGTAAGCTAGAGGCTGTTTCACGTACAGTCATGGCCTTACTGTATGGACGTGAGGCTATCGAAGGTAAGCTGGTGTGCCACACCTGTAACAACAGGGCATGTGTCAACCCAGCGCACCTCTACATAGGTGACGCCCAGACAAACTCTGACGATAAGCACACGGATGGTACAATGTGTCAGGGTGAGGAGCACGGAAGGTACCGCCATGATGTGGACACAGCTAAGATAATCCACATGTACTATGACCTCGGGGTGTCACAAGATAAGATCGGCGCTGAGTTTGGCATTAGTCAATCTGCAGTGTCGGGTAGAATTAAACGTAACAAAGGAGACAACAGATGAAATACTTATGGCGGCTAATGAACTACATGGTCACCCGTTCAGAACATCGGAACACAATCAAGACACTCAATAAACTGAGTGACCGAGAACTAAAAGACATCGGCCTGAACCGTGCGGATATTGACCGTATGGTATGGCTAGAAGAAGACAAGACAATGCGAGGACGCGGCTAATGAGCAACCAACTACCTACAGATTACCAGTCATTCATTCATAAGAGCCGCTACGCTAAGTACGTAGACGGTAAGGGTCGTGAAAGTTGGGGAGAAACCATCGACCGCTTCATGACTAACGTCGTGGGTGATAAGGTTGACAAGAAGACACGCAACGAACTCGAGCAGGCCATCTTAGGCCTCGAGGTTATGCCCTCTATGCGTAGCCTTATGACTGCAGGACCTGCAGCTAACCGTGACAATACCTGCATGTACAACTGTTCGTACCTTGCAGTGGATGACATCAAGGCATTCGACGAAGCTATGTTTATATTGTTATGTGGCACAGGCGTAGGCTTCTCAGTTGAGCGTCAGTATGTCAGCAAGCTACCCGAGGTACCACAACTCTTTGAGAGTGAGACGAACATCGTGGTCAAGGATAGCAAAGAGGGTTGGGCTAAGGCACTACGCCAGATGATTGCCCTGCTGTACTCAGGTGAGATACCAACGTGGGACGTGTCACGTGTACGTCCAGCCGGAGCACCACTCAAGACCTTTGGTGGTCGAGCATCCGGACCTGCTCCCCTTGTGGACCTGTTCAACTTTGCGATCACTGTCTTTAAGAACGCACAGGGACGTAAGCTCTCGTCGATCGAAGTACACGACATCATGTGTAAGATTGGTGAGGTTGTAGTTGTCGGTGGTGTACGTCGTTCTGCAATGATCTCTCTGTCGAACCTGTCTGATGACCGCATGCGCCATGCTAAGTCAGGACAGTGGTGGGAGAATAACCCACAGCGTGCCTTGGCTAACAACTCAGTGGCCTACACAGAGAAGCCTGATGCTATGTCATTCATGCGTGAGTGGATGTCACTAGCAGAGAGCGGATCAGGTGAGCGTGGTATCTTTAACCGTCAAGCTTCTAAGGAGCAAGCAACTAAGAATGGACGCCGTGATCCTAACTACGACTTCGGGACCAACCCGTGCAGCGAGATCATCTTACGCCCAGCACAATTCTGTAACCTAACGGAGTGTGTGGTACGTGCGACTGACGATATCAACTCACTCTCTGAGAAGGTTCGTCTAGCTACTATCTTAGGTACCATCCAGTCTACGTACACTAAGTTCCCTTACCTTCGTAAGAAGTGGGTGGACAACACAGAAGCTGAGCGTCTGCTTGGTGTGTCTATGACAGGCATCATGGACAATCCACTGATGACCACAAAGAACAAGGGCCTCGCCAGTACACTCGAGCACCTACGTTCTGTAGCAGTAGCCACTAACGCTGAGTGGGCTGAGAAGCTAGGTATTCCAGTTGCTGCAGCTATCAGCTGTGTCAAGCCATCTGGTACAGTTAGCCAGCTGGTAGACAGTGCTTCAGGCATCCACGCACGTCACTCACCGTACTACATCCGTACTGTACGTGGCGACAACAAGGACCCCATGACACAGTTCATGAAGGACCAAGGTATCCCTAACGAGCCTGAGGCATTCAAGCCAGACCAGACGACGGTCTTTAGCTTCCCTGTTAAGGCACCTGCTAAGGCTGTGGTTACCGCTGACCTAACTGCAATCGAGCAGCTAGAGATGTGGCTTATGTACCAGCGACACTGGTGTGAGCACAAGCCTAGCGTCACGATCAACGTCAAATCTGACGAGTGGTTTGAGGTTGGTGCGTTCGTGTACAAGCACTTCGACGAGATGTCCGGCGTGTCCTTCCTGCCCTTCAGTGAGCACACGTACCAACAGGCACCGTATCAGGACATTGGTAAGTCCGAGTACAATGCGATGCTCAAGCTCATGCCTAAGTCGATCGACTGGGAGAAGCTTAACGAGTACGAACAAGAAGACAACACAGCTGGCAGTCAAACACTTGCCTGTAGTGGTGACGTCTGCGAAATCGTAGACCTCACGTAAGTACCACCACCTGAGCATGTGATTAAACTGCTCGCCATTCAAACAGAGAGGAGACAACACGATGATTGAAGCAACTTACGTTCACCACTGCGGTTCCGACTTGACAACTGTGAACGCCGCACGCGTCAGCTTCGGTAAGAGAAGCCAGTTTGAGGGCCGTGTAGGTGGTCCTGACGTACTGTCAGAGCGTGATACAAAGCTAATCAAATACCTAGCTAAACATGGTCACATCAGTCCCTTCGGACATTGCTTCGCTAGCTTCCACGTCAAGTCTCCGTTGTTTGTGGCTCGACAGCTGGTCAAGCATAAGTTCCTACGTTGGAACGAGGTTAGCCGTCGGTACGTGGACGATGAGCCTGAGTTCTACATGCCGGACCATTGGCGTGGACGAGCGGAGAACGTAAAGCAGGGCAGTCAGGGTTCGGTTCACACTGATGCTGACCCTGAGTTCAGTCACTTCACTGCACTACGTATCTACAAAGAGATGCTTGAAGAGGGCGTATGTCCTGAGCAGGCCCGCATGGTACTACCACAATCAATGATGACAGAGTTCTATTGGTCAGGTTCGTTAGATGCCTTCGCAGATATGTGTCGCCTACGTTGTGCTAAAGATACACAATACGAGACAAGGTTAGTTGCAGATAGCATTAGTGAGAAAATGGCTGAGTTGTTCCCTGTCAGCTGGGAAGCATTAAAAGGAGAAACAGAATGAGTAGTCAGAGTTCAAGCCCTGTTGTGAAAATGACAAGCAAGCGGAAAACAAACTACAAAGGAGCATCTGGTAAGCAGTTAGCTACCCTAGTGCCAAAGACTGAGATGCAAGGCGAGTACATCAAGGCCCTGCAAGAGAGTGCTCAGGTTATTAGCGTAGGTCCTGCTGGTACAGGTAAGACGTATGTGGTAGCCTCACACGCAGCCAACAAGTACACCTCTAAGGAGATCGACAAGATCATCATCACGCGCCCACACGTGGCTGTAGGACGTGATCTAGGTTACCTGAAGGGTGGACTAGAGGATAAGACGCTACCGTGGGCTATGCCTGTGTTAGACGTCCTCACGCAGCACCTAGGGAAAGGCACAGTTGAGACAGCTATCAAGAATGGAAACATCGAGGTAGCACCTATGGCTCTTATGCGTGGTCGATCTTTCGACAATGCGTACATCATCATGGATGAGGCTCAGAATATGACAGTCGCAGAGATGAAGATGGTAGTGACACGGGTGGGTGAGAACTGTACGCTCGTACTCAACGGAGACGTTAAGCAGTCGGACATTAACGAGACGTCTGGACTGTCGAAGGCCATCCACTTGGCGAAGAAGTACAACATGGATGCTAAGGTCATCGAGTTCACCACTGATGATATCATCCGCTCAGACATCTGTAAACAATGGATCGTAGCATTCGATGCTGAGGGCCTATGATGGAGCACCACACCTGCACCACCTGCGGAAAACTTAAACCTGCAGGGGAATACTGGAAAAGGAAGGACTATAAGATGAAACCTGCAACTATATTTAAGACAATGCTCCTCACACTTGCCACGTTCATACTGGTGACCGTCATCAGCCTCAAGGCTGTAGCAGCGGAGACAGCAGCTGACCACTGCGAGGGCGTAGCTAACGCAACCATGGCCCTAGCCACACTCAGGGACCAAGGCATACGTGCTGATGTAATCTATGAGTACCTGATGAGTACAGACAACTGGACCACAGAGCAGGCCCGTGTAGTTATCTACGCTATCTACGTAGTGAAGAAAGATGTAGGACCTAGCGACCTAGGTGCCGAGGCATTCATGGTCTGCATGAAAGGTGCCGTTTAAACGCAAAAAGCCCCAGAGTTCCTTGGAGAAATCCTTGGAGCTCTGGGGCTTTTTTTTGTTTTTAAACTATTAGGTCCGATCCGGTCCTACCAGTCGTGTTCGTCCCGTGAGCCCTGTGGCTGATGGGCTTCCTCTGCCCTACGCCGGAGTAACTCTAGCTCTAGCTCTTTCTTTTGAATGTCCAGCTGCATTTGCCTTATGGCTAATCTTTGATTGTCACCACACCTATTGTAAATAGACCTTGGTTTCTGAAACTCAATGACGTACTTGAAGCCTATAGTAGCCTCGTCGGTCTTTGTGTCCAGTTCACCAAAGAACTCTACGCTTCTACCATCGTCGTTGTCTACCGTGTACTGGCAGGTAGACTGATTGTAGCGTGTGGTAAAGCTATCGGCGTTAGCGGTGCCAGAGACGAAGGCACACACGGCTGCTAAGCTGCACGTTCCCGCCAGACTGCTCACGTTTAACTTTAGTGCAGACATAGTATTTACCTTTATCTCTCACGGTAACTTTAATATCCACAACTTCTTCTGTGGCTAGTGTCACCTCGTTGTTAATAAGAGAGGACCGCCACTGTGACTTAGTGGGCCTCATTGTGTCCTTGTCTAGTACTTCTACCTCGTATGTAACAGGGGCATCGTACAGGTTCTTGAGCCATATGTTGCTCTCTCCGAATACGGACACGCTACTCTCGAGGTCTCTTGTGGACGATTGGTGTGCGGCTGCACCACCAGCGTAAGCCAGCAGTGCAACCATTGTTATAAACCTAAGCATCACTCAAGGCATGTCACAGTGAAGGCAATAGGATAACTACCTTCGTCTGCAATCTGTGATGTAGCCACATCCACGGTAGCTGGGTCAATCGTCAGCGTGTCAATAGTCAACGCCCCGTCAGCTACCAGTGTGAACGTACCTGTCAGGTTACCATTATCTGTGATTGCTGTAGCTCCAAATGTAGAACCAGTGAAGTCAATCGCAGTGATAGCGCCTGAGTTACCGTCGAACACACTGTCGTTAGTGATGAGGATAGACCCTAGTGAACGATAGGTTATGTCCATCGTTGCTGGGCTAGCGATACTCACAAACTGTTGATTAGCTTCGTCGTAGGTCATAGAGCCTGATAGTGGCCCCGTGAATGAACACGACATAGCTAGGTTGGTGGCATTAAGTGTCAACGACATATCTGGACCTGCAATGTTAGCAGCTACTGCTGTAGCTCCAAAGCCCATGATTGCCGTTGCGGCTAATAGTTTCTTCATGTCATTCCCCTTCGAATGTTTCAATGTGGTCCTGTGTGTAGACGTGAGTGACTGTATCCCAGAGAAATACAACAGCCACTACCACCACAAGAACCACCGAGACCCCTACGAGCCCCTCAATAAAGTTCATTATTTCCTCCATTTGAACAAGTTAATGAAGCTCCTACCGATCTGTGAAGGTGTAGGCAGTAGCCACCCAAGGAGCGCAACTAGTACGATCCAAGGGGGTACTTCATGTACTGTAATGTTTTCGACTGTATCAGCCTTTACATTATTCTCTTGTGCTTGGACTTGGTTTACACTTGAAGGACGTGACACTGGTCGCACTGATGTACTGACTGGAGCCACATAGCTGTTATTCCCATAGGTCGCCTCAGTCTTGACGCCTATGACTTGTTCGTTTTCCTTCCCGATCTGGGCGTTGACGCCTACTGGTTTACCGCCAAGAGCCGTCAGAGGGTTTAACCCGCTGCAACCCGTCAGCACCACTAGTGTCACGAGGACTACTACCAACTTTCCCATACCAATCCATCCCAAATGCTAAAGCAGCAAAGCTGAAGACAGGCCACACCAGTACTTTCACCATCTCGTGGTCACCTGTGTACACCACGTAACAAAAGCCCAGCATTAGGCCTACCCCAACTTCACGCTTGAAGGTCTTACTCTTCGTCATGTTTACCCCCGTACTTGTACAGTGCTAGTGTGTAAGACAGCAGCACAGAGGAGTTAAAGACGAACCAGATGTAGTTGCTAAAGACGCGCCCCCACTCGCTCCCCGCAAGGTACGAACTGGTCCATCCGGACTGTGCAATTAAGTACAGCCCTACCGATAATGCCATGGTCAAACCAATGACGCTCCTGCCCTCTGTGGCGTAGTGCACTAGTGGTACTAGCAGTAACAAAGCCCAAGCGAGCGTGACGAAGTCTATGGTTATTCCTGACATTGTTGTTCTCCTGATTTCTCAATAAAAAGTGTTAGGCTGTCGATGGAGGAAATCTCACCGTAGCCCCAAAGTAACCACCATGTTGTGGCTATCCCCAGTAACACCCCAGAAATGAGCATAGGCAGGTTCTTCAAAAAGATACGTGTCATATCACAAGGCCCCCTTTGATTACAAAGGTGAGAACTGCGGATACCACACCCCCGATGAAGAAGAAGGAGACACGTTGATTAAACGCTGTCCTGCTGTCAGCTTCTGACTTGAGTGATTGGATTGTTTGTTGTAGCAGCGCAATCGTTATATTCAACTGCGCCACTGTTGTCTTGAGGTTTTCTATTGTGTCATAGAGTTCCGATACTTCTTTCTCTACCCTAGCTAACCTAAGGTCAGACGCATCACTCATTTCGGATATGCCTCCCAGTCTAACTGGAAGTGTGGTCCATCTGGAAAGCTCTTCCAGTCACCACCCCAGACCAAGTGAACCCCTTGCTCTGCTGCCGCTTCTTTCATTGCCTTAGCAATCATGTGGTAGTAGTCCCAGTTCCAAGAACCAGTGCCATCGACCCATGCCATCAGGTCAACTGCGTGGCCTGTAAGGTGGCGGCTGTTGAGTGTCTTTGAGGCACCCTCGTTGTATAGTTGATGCTGACGATCAAGGGAGCGAACCCCCTCAATCACAGCGAAGTCAACCTCAGTGGTCTTTATAGCCCTCTTTACGACACCCACCAAATCTGGGTGTACGCCTTTTAGATTGTTAAGACTACGTTTGCTGAGTTTGTACATTGTAGTTTCCCTCCCTGTACGCTTGACTTGTTAGAGTTTACGGATTGACCATTTCGTACAGGTCTGCCAAGAGCTCTTGACGGGCTGGTGTACGTGGCAACGAACGTGTGCTTCTGATTAGCTTACGCACTGCGTTAGCATTCTTGCTAGTAACACCTTCGTCTGCTATAGCCTGCATGAGTTCTTGTGCAGTCTTACCTTCGACAGAATTGCGTCCGTGCAATGTGCTCACCATCTTAGCGATAGCTGCGGCATCTTGCTGTGCTGCCAAAGTCTTACCCACTTCGTCTTTCTGCGACGGCTCTTCTAGTCGTGAAGGCTCACGATCCAGCAGCTCGTTGTCGAAAGCCTCTAGTTCCTGAGCGCGACCAATACGTGAAGCGTTTGCACCCGAGGCTGCGATCTGAACTCCATCCTCAAAGGTCACACCTGAAGGCGTAGCAATCTGTACTGGTGCGGTTGACTGAACATCAGGCCCTGCTCCAGCGCTGAGGGCCTCAAGACTAGACACTGAGATAGCTGGGCCACCCTTGAATACGCTTTTGAGGCGCGTCAGGGTCTCACCACGTGTAACTGTACCATCACCATTGATGTCAAGGTTCTTGTTACCGTTGTACTCTCTCGAGCCAGCTTTGTACATCACATAGTCATCACTTTTGCCTACACCAGCAGGCCAGTGGATTGCCATGTAGAGGTCACCTAGGTTCTTCATGCGGCCCTTGAACGGCTTGAGGTACTGCTCAACGTAAGCCATCTGCTCAACACGTGACATACCAGCAAGTTCCCTAGTGCTAGTACCAAGACCTCTAGCCGTGCTCTCGATGAACTGGATGAGGCCAGTAGCTGAGCCGTTAGGGTTCTTGATGCTAGGGTTGAAGGTGCCGACAGTCTCGAAGGACATAGCTGCAAGCAAGTCTGTTGGGCTAACACCCAAGCGGTTACTCACTGCACCCACTTCGTTCAAGAATGGTACGTCATCTGCGACCTTATCGAAACCACGTACTGTTGTGGCGTCAATGCCACCCAGTGTCTGACCTGCGATCAGTGCCTGTGTGTCCTCAGATACTTTCTGTGGTTCAGGCATGAGTGCATCTGCACCTGTACGGAACTCATTACGCTTGTTACGAATAGCTTGTACTGTAGTAGCCATAGTGTTGAGGCTCTCAGCGCTGTTCACCAAACCACGGAACAGTGCGGTACCATCAGGGCCCATCAAGAGGCGTGTCTGAGTGTACTCTTTGTCCGAGTAAGGGATACGACGGCCCTTGTCGAGGATCATGTCGTTGATGCTGCCACCATAGTACTGGTCAGCTGCACCTGTGATACCCTCACGGTACAAACCGGAGATACCTGCGTCTGTCAGGGCTTGCTCACCGATAACAACCTTGCCGTCCACGAAGTCAAAGCCTTGTGCGCCTTGCATCTGGTTGGACAAAGCTGCTGTAGCTACTGCATCTTGCTGGTTGAGTGCTTCTTCACCTTGACGGTAAAGCGTACGTGCCTGTGATGGGCTAACCTTAGCTACCTCACCGATAGCCGCAAGGATTGTACCATCGAACACTTCGTTAACCTTGTTGCCAGAGACAAACTCTTTGTTGTCCTTGGAGATTGTGGTCATAGCCGCGAAGGCTTTGCTTAGTGTGGATACTACACCATCACGCTTGTCTGCATCCTGTACGATGTCAGCTGTGCCACCCATGTGCATGGACTTGGTGATGTTACCAGCCTGCTTGAGTAGCTCAGCTGGGTCCATACCTTCGATGTCCTTCATGACACTGTCAGGGAACAGCTTAGGTGTACCGTCTGCGTTTTTACCAGTGCTGACATTAGGGTCAGACATTAGGCCGAACTCACCGCTGTCAAAAGGTGTGACAGCTGCGGCCTCGAGCATGTCCTTCATCTCGCTAGGCTGGATAACACCGAACTGCAAGAATGCGTTGGGGTCTTTAACTAGCTTGGTGAGCGCTTGCTTCTTAACCACACTCACATCCATCTGTGCGATAGCTGCTGATGCGGCCTGTGCGATACGTCCGTCGATAGCTTCACCAGTGTTGATGCTGCGAAGGAATGTGAACGTCTGGTCTACACGATCGATCTTGTCCTGTGTAGGCTTCCAGTCTGCATCTGACAAACCAGTCGGGCGCAGAGCTACAAGCTGTGACTTTGTGGCTTCCCAGCCAGCTTGTGTCTGGTCGATCATACTGAGTGGGATAGTCTTACCCTCAGCTGCTGCCAGTGAGAGTGTGCCAAGGTTCGTATTCTGGAATGCAGCAATTGCACCATCGAATGCCTCAGCGCGTCCCTCATGCCACGCGATCTTCTCGTTCTGGATCATTAGGTTGTGGCCTTGCTGACGGGCAATCTGTGCTATCGCAAAGTTACCACGCTCCTCAGGGGTCATGTCTGTGCCAGAAGCATACGAAGCGATGTAGTTGTTCTGGAACTCAGGTGTCTTCATGAGGTTCTCAGTTACGACTTCCTCTTGCGACATACCCATGTGTTCTGGGTCACGGCCTGTAGTTGCACGGAAGAGTGCCTTGGTTTGACCTGAGCTCAAGTCCAAGCCATCACGTGCTGCGTTGGCTAGTACCACTTGCTCTGCACGATCGGCCTCAGCTGTACGTCCATCGCGGCGCAATGCTTCAACTTTGAGCAAACTGTCGGACAGACCCAAAAGCTGTGCGTCCTCTGCTGCTGATCTACGTTCTGCTGATGTGGGTGCAGAGCCTGCCGCTACCCTCATGCCAGCACCGTATGCGTCGATAGCACCACCAACAAGACCACCAAGTACCTGCAAGCCGCTTGGACCTGCAGATACCTGTTGTGTTGGGGTGACATTCGCATCTACTTTTGGATCGAATAATCCCATTGTCTACTCCTAGTTTAGACTTTCAATTACAGAGGCACCATAGTCGTTGCCTTCGCTGATTAGTTTGAGTGCCATGTCAACAACCTTGTTGCCTTCTGACCGTGCTAAGTTACGGCGCATCTTTGACTTGACCAAGGGAGAGAAACCACTGAACTCGATACGAGCTCCGATCTCTTCCATGAACTTCTTGCCAGCTTCAGGATCACGTTCGTACCTAGCCAAGGCCAAGCGGAAGTCATTCTGTAGTTGACGTGTGAAGTCACGGGCCTCACCCTCTTTACGCCAGATGTCACCACTGCGCTCGTAGTACTCAGCCACCTTGAAGTTGGTAACTCCGATAGCCTGCATCATAGCTTCAACATCGCTGAACTCCATTGGGAGTGTGGTGCCAGACTTAGAGCGATACACCCCAGTCATCATCATCTCACGTGCTTTGAACCAGTTGTCTACACCTGAAGGGGTCCGTAGTACACGCACCATGTCCTTCTTAAAGGTTTCAGCACCGTATCCGTCACCGTTGACGATAAGGTCTACACCACCCATAAGGGCATTCAGTGCAGCACTACCCAAGCCACCAGCAATCTCACCTGAAGGGCCAAATGCTGTGGTTAGCAAGGGTTCCTCGTTGACCTTACGCCACAGGTCAGTGAATGCTGTAAGCGGAGCGATACGAGTACCGAATGCGGTACGTACTTCTTCGCCAGTCAGGCCAGAGATTGCCCATGAGCCAAACCCATCGAGTACACCATACTTGATAGCTGTGTATGCAGGGCTCTCAGGATCAACATTAAATGTTTCACCAGCCCAGTCACTCAGCTTGTTGCCGACACCAGTGCCGAAGCCTGCGGTACCACCAAGTGCGGTCATCATGAGGCCAAGACGTACACGCTCAGCTGGCTTCAAGCCACTACCAAAAGCAAGTGCTTCCATGGTACGCATCGAATACGACAGCCACTGTGTGGGAACCTTAAGCAAACCAGACTGCCAAGCACCGCGAGATGCTGTAGTCATGTTGAACGTCAGGTCCTGTTCACGACGTGTAATCCAAGCGCGTCCTTCGTCAGACAAAGGCTTCACGTTAGGGAAGAGGTTACGGTGCTCAATGAACGCTGTCATGATACCAGTGTGGCGGGACAACCGTTCACCCTCGTTAAAGGGTTTGAGGCCAATGTCGCCTACCTTCTTAACACCACGGGCTACCTGTGCGCCTGCCGCTGCTGCTGCATCTGGGATTAGGCGTGAGCCTTCCCACCAAGATACACCAAAGCCTGCGCCTGTGCCCTTCTCGATTGCATCATTCTCTACAAGGTCACGACCCGAGGTACGTAGGTACGTCTCGAAGTCTGCAAAGTCTGCCTCAGTCATGGTTGAGACTTTAGACAGACGCTTGTATGCCAGCTTCTTAGCTGCTGCGTCACCTGAGTGCATTGCCAAGCGCATGGGAAGTACCATAGCCGCTGCTTCTGCACCAGCCTTCGGGCTGATAGCCACGATAGAGGTAGCATGTGTTGCCTGCAAGAGGAACTGTGAGATGTTCATGAAACCAAACGCAGACTGGAAGCCAATGTTAAGCAGTACACCTTCAGCACCACCAGTCTTGATCCGCATACCTGTCTTGTCGAACACAAACTCCTCGACCTTCTTGCCGAAGTCTTGTATAGCACCAACTGCTGGGCTAGACAGGCTCTCACGGCGCTCGATAATGCCACGTAGGGCACGGAGCTTACGATCTGTAGCACCACTACCTTCTACTGTGGTCTCACGGAACAGTGCGTCCACGTCAGTCCCCTCAGGTAGGGTGTCAACACGCAAGGCCTTCTTGAGCCACGCTGTCTTAGCGTTGTAGTTGTAACGACGGAAGGAATACTCAGCGCTTGCCTCACTCAACTGGTCAACCATAGCTTTCACTGGGTTCTCGTTGAATGTTTCCTTGCCACCATACTCCATCAGAACGTCGTCTGAGCGTCGTGTAGTAGCTCGCTGGTACTCTGCCATGTTCATACCATTGTATAGGTCTCCGGCCCCCTCTACAACGCCGTCACGGGCCTTGTAAGAGATGTCGTCCGTAGTCGTGATGCCCTTCTTACCGAGCCAAGCCACAAAATCAGCTGTGTTCTCGATGTCAGGGTTCCACTTGTTGTGCTTGGTGAGCAAACCATCGAGCTCATCTGTGAGTTCATCCAGTTTCTTACCAACTGCACGGGCGGCCCTCATCAGGACGTTAATGTCTTCCACACCAGACACTACTTGCTTCTCACTAAATGCAGTGAAGAGCGCCTTGTTGTCCTTTGTGGTTGCAAAGTACTTAGCATCAGGGTTTGTACGACGACCACCAGCATTGTAGTTCAATACGTCCTCGTACTGGATAGACCGTACGTTGTTAGGACGAACCACATACTCAATGTCATCGATCGGGCGGTCCATCTTAAAGACTGCTACCTTGTCACCAATGTCTTGGCTGTAGACGCGCTTGTTTGTCTTACCATCCAGAAGTACCACATCATCTGCGAGTACCTCATCGACACGCTTAGCAGGTATGTGGGTATCCCCAATGCCTACTGCCTTGTAGCCTTTGGTGACGTATCGTGAAGCCAGCCTGTTCGCTTGCAGTATGTAAGCTGCATCATTAAGTGTCTTAGCTGCATAGAAAGCATCAATGTCTGCATCTGTTGCTGCTTGACCCTTGGGGTGGTGCTGCTTGAACTTCTGTCTGAACTCTGCTTCTGTGTAGCCTTCCCTGATGTAGGCGTCTTGTCCATCCCGCAGTTCGCGGAAGACTTTGCCGATCGCAACCTTGCTGTCATACTTAAGTTTCTCCAATGGTTTGAGCAGGGGCATGACACGCTCACGTATCGCACCTTGTCCACTCTCTGACATGTTAGCTAGCGTGTTTAAGTTTAGATCGTCTACGGCACGGGTTGACCCGAGGCCTCTAGCCAAAATGTTTTCTGTTACACCAGCCACATCCACAGCGCTAGCCGTGCGTGTCAGGTCCATTGCCTCTTCGATCTGTACGTAGAAGCCTTTTGAGATGTCGTCAGCGTCAACTTGTACCACCTTAGTAGCCAAACCTGAGTTCTCCTGCATGGATTTAGCGGCTGTAGTTGCAGCTGCCTCGCCACGGTAGGGTGTACCGTCAGAAATCTTGCCGACTTTCACCTGTACTGCCATGTCACCAAGGCCTGTACGGTCGATTACGTTGTAGTCAGCCAGTGGGCGACTTGAGATTTTAGCCAACCGAGCAGAAATCTGCCCAGCTAGACTATCGATGTCAGCCTTAGAGGCCATACGACCGAAGCTACCCACTTTGTTTAGCTCCTGTATCTCCTTGACCAGCTTGTTGTCTGTAAAGATTTTGTTTGTTCGGCTCTGTGTTGGGCCTACAGCCAGTTCGTCCTTAGTGATTGACTGTGCGCCAGCCATAAGTTCGTCCTGTACCTCTGGGTGTGAGCGTACACCTGCCTCTGAGAGCCGCTCTACGGCCTCGTCAGCGGCCTTAACGCCCTTTACCTTACCAACCCTAGTGACAACCTTACCTGCGCCTCTAAGGGGCGCTTTAAGGAGAGCACCAACACCGATAAGATCGATTGCTGCCATGGCTTGGTTGAAGTCTGCCCAGTCATCTTTGCCTGCATTGAATGCTTCGTTCAGTCCATCCTGTAGTGCGAACCAGTTCTCGCCACGGAAGATACCTTCCTCAGCCAACTCGTCTGCATACTGTGAGATGTACTCACGATACTCGTCACCACCCATGCTTGCTGCTGCCTGTGCTAGCTCAAGTCCCTTACGCTCAGAGCGACGGGTGAACTCTTCAACAGCGCCAATAGGTATCTGACGTAGGATGTAGCGATCCATAAAGTCCAGTACTGTACCACCTATGCCGCGTTCCTGTGCAGCCTTGAAGCGCTCAGTCATTACTTCCTGTGCGATCTGCTGGTTACGGAACAAGTTAGCTAGACGTGGGTTGTAGTTAGGGTCGTCAACTGTCAGTGCATCCTCCAAGATGAAGTCAGAGAAGGCTTCCATGCCACTCTTCTTCTCTTGTGTGTCTAGGATTTTAGAGGCAGCTGCTTGTTGGTCCTCGTTGTTAGCAATGGCGGTGTTGACCGTATCACCAACCACATCACCAACGGAGTTCTTAGCCTCATTGATTGGGCTGTTGTCTCCGTTAGTGACCTTTACGTTTACGCTTTCGGGTGTCTGACCGGTAGCCACGCTAATGTCGATACCACGGTTATCTACACGCTCTTGTGTGTCGATACGGAAAGACTGCTGAACACCATCCAGTGGTGTGCTCTTCACGATTGCATCGAGAGGAAGGTTTGTCTTAGGTGAATACTCAGTCATGATGACCCCTTATTAAGATGGGAAGTAGTTCGGTATCTTTGCGGCTGTAGGTGTTTGAGACCCGAAGAAGCCGTTAAGACCACCTGCTTGGATGCCAAGGTTCATTATGCCACCACCGAGGGAGCCAAATGCTGCCCAGTTCTGTGCGGATTGGTTAGCCGATAAGATGCCTGAGCCCAGCGCTGATTGCTGTGACGCATAGCCAAGACCTGAACCAAGCTGTGAGCTTACGCTAGCGATGCCACCTTGTGCGGAACCACTAGCTGCCCCTGCTACCGCAGCCTGAGCCTGTGCACGGGCGCGTTGTACTTGTGCCTGACGGATAGCCTGACGTCTCTGACGGCGTGCTTGCAGGTTTGCCTGACGTTGCTGTAGTCCTGCACTACGGCGCTGTGCTTTTGCATTTTGGATTGCTGATATGCCCGAGATGCTTGCGCCTGCAATTGTTGCACCTACAGCTGTTGCTGTTGCTGCTGAGGCACCGACTGCGGTACCAATCGCTGCTAGTGTTGTTGCTGCCATGTTATTCTACCTTCTTACTGTAGGCGGCTTCGGTTAGTTCATAACCTAGGCGCTGATATAATTTGCTTAGGTCTGCAATCCCACGGATGTCAGCCATTGTGGTGTAGTCTGCTTGCATCTCTTTGGCCCAGCCTTCGAATGCTTTGACTAGCTTGATTGCACCTTTGCCCCTGTGTGCTGGGTCCACAAACCATGCGAGCTCTGAAGCTATCACAGTCTGTGACATGAAGAGGGGCTGCACGACACCGACGATACCACCAACAACTTCGTCCTCATGTTCCATCACAAGGATTGTGGTGTGGGTACCTTCGATGCAAGCTATAAGCATTGCCTCTGTTTTGTCCTTGTCCCATTTGTGCATAGCAGGAGCCTCCCGAGAGAAGCCCCGTGCTAGCACTAGGAGATCAAAGATGTCATCTTGTTTAGCTTTACGGATAATCATCTGTTACCTTGGGTTGCGACCCGCGATTGTATCGAAGCCCAGCAAGTGGAAGTCCTTACGTGCTGTACTCTCGAAACGGAAGCGCATCGATGTGCCCCGACCACGTAGCCTCAAACGAGACTGTGTGACTGTGTTGGGGTAGTCGAAGTCACCCGCACTGTTGGGTACTGGTAGCTTCTTAAGTCGATAGCATTCCTGTGGGGTCTGTGATGGGGTTGTACGGAAGTCCCAGAATGTGGACACTCGACAACTGGATGGTCGTATGAAGTTGTAGCCTACGTTATCATTGCCCCCGACACCCTCTTCAGTTACCTCGAAGTAAGATGTGAAGTAGATAAGGTTCTTCTTGAGTGTAAGATCACCAAAGAAGTTATAGCCACCCTCAACGAAGCTAACGTAGTTCGAGGTGCCCCAGTCGAGGAACCCCGAGTTAGTAAAGTTAGCAAAGGTTATCTGGCCTGTCGTGTCACGTACGAGTACCCGAATGGCACTGGATGTGAACTCACGGCCTGACCGTGTCACCACTACCGTATTACCTAAGCTGTCGATCACAGTGTCACCGTTGCTGTCCACTACTGTGAACTCAACGTCTGTACTTGCGTTACCCTTGGTGAAGAACGGTTGGAGCATGTACTGCCCTGTCTGTCCGTCTGCAACCTTCCATGGGTAGAAAGCTGATAGCTGTTCGTCGAACCACAACACGTTGCTGACCTTGTAGTCGATCACCTCTGAGTTGTCTGGGTAGAACCACCCGACCCGTCCGTTGAACGCATCGTACACTGCCGTGACCTGTGCACGTTTAGTTGCTTGGATGTCGTTGAAGAACGTCTGGATGGTAGGTAGTGAGGCATTAACCTCTGTGAGTGTTTGTTGTTCTGGCGATACGCCAAGTGTGTGGATACCAGAAGCTGACCACCAGTATGGGCGACCGCCCTCTTGTGCCACGAAAGAACGTGGGTATGTCAGTCCGTTCTCGCCAATCTTGGATACCGAGTAACCTGTGGGTGTGAACACGTTGTCGATACCCTTGATTACCCATATGCCATTCTCAGCGAACACGATAAGCTGCGAGCCTAGGACGTGTAGCTTACGTATGTTGTATGCGTCAGGGATATTCACGAAGCCACCGTCTGTGTCCAAGAGATCACTGATGCTTTCTGATGTAGGGTCATTGACCTGCAAGCATTCACCGAAGTCCCTGTCCTGCTGGATCAGCTTGGAAAAGAAGATGTTAGATGTGTTCTTGCCACCCATACCTGCATACCACACACGACCTGCATACGCTGCCACTGTGGCAAAGCGTGTGGTCTCTGTGTAGTTCTCTACGTTACCTAGGCCAGACTTAGTCTGACGGTCGATGTCGTACAGGTCGTAGGTGTAGGAGCCATTGGCAATCAAAGATGTACCAGCGAATACCTTCTGCCACGCTGAGGCACTGAAGTCACCAGTGGCGTTCTTACCTGAGTACCATGGGAGTGTAAGTGCTGGGTAGGCTGAGTTAGCTGTCTCGTATGTAACCAGTGCGGCTGTACCTTTGTTACCCTTCCAGCCTGTGTTCATGGTGTCGTACTCACGGGCGTCCGTTACGGAACCTGTGGCTAACTCCTCTTCGTATCCAGCTACGTCCCCTTGCCATTCAAAGTCACGGATACGGAAAGCGATACGCTCAGATGTGATTGTGCCCGTGGTCTCGTCGTATGTAACCACAAACGTGTCGATCTCCTCCGAGGCTACTACTAGCTTACCTTGGATCGAGGCTGTCTGGATTTCTACGTTGGCTGCTGAGATTGCCTGAGGGCGCTCATACGTTGTGAGGTCTAGTGTGAACCCTGTCTTGCTGTCTGACAGTGTGCCACCGCTCTCGCTGTAGAAGTGCAGGGTCTTGCCTAGCTGTACCACAACAAAGGTTAGGCCAGCCACTGCTCCTGCGTTCTCCCAAAGATTGACCGAGGAGATGATGCCGTCAGCAATAGAAGCTGAGGGGTTCAGTACGTTATTAGGTTCGTAGGCTAGGCCCAAGCGACGGCGACGTGAACCATCACGCTCCAATGAACAGTTGAGCTCATCGACAGAAGCGCCTTCGGGGAATGTAAGTTCGCCTGCCTCAGTAATCAAACCTTTGTTGAACTGAACGACTGGCTTCTGTGATGCTCTTTGTGCCATTAGCTATCCTCTTTAGATTTCTTCTTGGATGCAACTGTGGGTCGCATGTTGTCCATCTCAGCTACCACAGCATCGATAGCACCTTGTGCTCGCATGAAGCTGTTGTTCTCAAGTGAGGCTGGCAGTCTGTTCTGTGGACACTTAAACACCCAGTTGTTGAACCCCATTGGATTGGGGATAATGTAGATGGGCTGTGCGCGGTTCTTATGTTTCACCTCATAGTACGACCGGCCACTCACCTTATCGAACTTTGACACTGCGGTGTAGCGTTCCTTGTGGGTCTTAACCCCGAGGTACTCATCAAGATTAACCTGTGCCTTATGCAAAGCCTCTTGCAGTTCCTCGAGCTTTTTATCTTTAACGTCCATAGTGTGATAATCCTCTGGTTCGGATAGTATTGAACTTGTCGTTTTGTAGGTGAGACTTCTGTCTCCGTGCTGCTTGCTCTACCTTCGGATCAGGGCCACCCTTGAGTAGCGAGAAGGCTGTACTCTTACTCTCAGCTAAGAGGTAAGGGAACATGTGAGTGTCGATGTCCGGCACGAAGTTGTTATCTGTCATGTCGAATGTGGGGAGACGTGTGCCGTATGCACGTGAGCGTCCCTCTGTGAGTGTAGCGTCTACGCTTGCGTCGTAGCTGTTGAAGATTAGGTGCTCATCGTCGAAGCTAGTGTAGAACGTAGGCATTACTGCGTTACCTACACGTAGCACAGTGCCACCTTCCACCACCTCTACGTAGTTAGACTGTAGACCGTCAGCGCGACGGATGAAGTTTTCAGGTTCGCAGAAGCGGATGGTACTGTACGTGTACGAGTTGTCATCTGATGTGTCATACCACACCTTCTCGAGCTTCGTTACGTCTTCACCGTACTTCATGTGTGTGGGACGGGAGGTGTCCCCGAGTGATGTCAGCTTAACCAACTCTTTGTGCTCAGGCACTGTGCGGTTAGCCACCATGTTGTTGAAGGTGTCCTTAACGATCGAGGCTACCTGAGTTGCCTCAGTAGTATCAGCAATCGAGTTGACCTCCTCTGCGTCCATGTCGGACAGGATGTTCTGGACGATCTCAAGTAGCGTCATCTTCATTAGAGTACTCCCTCTGCGAGAATGTTGAGGCCAAAGACTTCGACGTCACCTGTGGAAGCCTGAACGAAAACCTCTACGTAGTCGTTGGTGCTAAGCTCTACGTACCCAACCATGGGTAAGGTTGTGATCCCATTAGAGCCTTGGACTGTCTGCTCTGCCACAAACTGGGCAGGGAGTGCTGGGCTACCGTTGAGGAATATTTGGGAAACAACCTCTACGTTAGAACCTGATGTCTGTAGTGCGAGTGTTGCGTGTATTTTGGTGCTTATTGTTGTGGCACCTGTGTAAGTCAAACGTCCTGCACCATTGTGCGAATACTGACGTTGTGCAGCGTGTGTTGCTGATGCTACGTTGACCAGTGTGAATGTTGCGGGAGCCGTGATGGTCGTCCCTGTTCCTGAGCTTACGTAGTTTAAAAATCCTGTAGGCGCTTGACGCCATTGGCCTGAGCCTGCTCCGTCAGCCACATAAACAGTATTGGCGTTTGCGGTGGCGATACCCTTTGGCTCGTGCAGTTCGGCTGAGGTAAGTGTGCTGTGTTGTACGGTTGCCATTAGGCTCTCCTATCAAATGGGTGAAGGGGCCCCCGAAGGGACCCCAAAGTAGTTTAGGCGATAGTCGGCAGAGTAACCACGTTTACGAGGTTTTCTGGACGGATCACTTTAGTGCCCCAACGAGCAGTAGTAACGAGCTCTTCACGCTGGAAGTCTTTGTTGAACTCACGGTCAACAATTGGGTCCTGACGCATAGCGCCTACGAAAGGCAGAACGTCAG